TCGATGTAAAGAATCCAGAATTAGTTGCCTTACAAAAGGAAATCATGTATAATAAGTCTTTAGGAGAAAAGTTATGAAAGTATTAAAATTTTATGCCGAGTGGTGTGGTCCATGCAAGGTTCAATCGCAAATCATTAAGAACGCTGGCGATAAAATCACAACGCAAATCGAAGATGTAAACATTGATGACAATATCTTCATGGCGACTACTTATCAAGTTCGTGGTGTACCAACTATGGTTTTAGTGGATGACCAAGAAAAAGAAATTAAGCGTCACGTTGGTGTGTTGAAAGAAGCCGAACTAATCGAATGGGTGAAAGGGTAATATGAGCATTCTTGAGAAAATCCGTAAGAACTCTACAATCAAGGATACAGCTATCCTTGCACAATCCAAGTTCTTCACTAAGAAGGACATGGTTCCAACTACGATCCCAGTCATTAACGTAGCACTCTCTGGTCGCCTCGATGGTGGTCTAACTCCAGGACTCACAATGTGGGCTGGTCCAAGTAAACACTTTAAGACTGCATTCAGTCTATTGATGGCAAAGGCATACCTTGACAAATACGAAGACGGTGTTATTCTATTCTACGATAGCGAGTTTGGCACTCCACAGTCTTATTTTGATTCATTTGGGATTCCTACCGATCGTGTGGTGCATACCCCTATTACTGATATTGAACAGTTGAAGTTTGATATCATGGCTCAGATGAACCAGATTGAACGTGGTGATCGAGTTATGATTGTTATTGACTCAATTGGTAACCTAGCTTCTAAGAAAGAAGTTGAGGATGCTCTAGAAGGCAAGTCTGCAGCAGACATGACTCGTGCCAAACAATTGAAGTCATTGTTCCGTATGGTGACACCTCACCTTACACTAAAAGACATTCCAATGGTAGTTGTCAACCACACCTACAAAGAAATTGGTATGTTCCCTAAAGATATCGTTGGTGGTGGTACTGGTTCTTACTACTCTGCTGATAACATCTTCATCTTGGGTCGTCAACAAGAGAAAGATGGTAGCGAGATTACTGGTTACAACTTCATCATCAACGTAGAGAAATCACGTTATGTTAAAGAAAAATCTAAAATTCCTGTTAGCGTATCTTTCGATGGTGGTATTAGCAAGTGGAGCGGTCTATTGGATCTCGCACTCGAAAGCGGTCATGTAGTCAAACCAAAGAACGGTTGGTATCAACGTGTTGGTGAAGAAAAGAACTACCGTGAAAAGGATACTGAAACCAAAGACTTCTGGATGCCAATCCTAATGGACAAGACATTCTATGACTTTGTTAAGGGTAAGTACTCAATTGGTCAAGTTGACATGATTAAGGCTGACGATCTCGACAAGGCTTTAGAAGATCTGGACTTTGAAGATGACGAACAAGTATAATCTACCAATCCAAATTCTTGAAAACAAACACAACGGGATGCAGGCAATTAAGTTGCTTGATCCCCCTTTTGATGGTATAATCTATACCTACGGTAAGGTTGAGTTGAATGCAAACGAGGTTGAAGAACGGGTTCACCTCTCGTTTGAATATGAGATTTTAGATTATGCCAGCAAGGGTATGACCGATAAGCAACCTTTCGAGCATTACATTGGTGCTATCCTTGAACACATGATTCATGTGGACATTGCAGAAAAAGAGATAATTTATACAGGTGGTGTTGATGAGAATCGAACAGAAGATTCTAGCGAATCTGATTCACGATGAGAACTATTGCAGAAAAGTAATCCCATTCATTAAGAAGGATTACTTCGCAGACAAGAAGGAAGCGGTCATTGCTGCTGAGATGGTTTCCTTCTTTAACAAATACAACAAGGCAGCATCAAAAGAAATTCTAGCGATTGAAGTTAGTAACAGAAAGGATCTAACCGATAAAGAATTGGTCGAAGTCCAAGATTACATCACTGGTCTATCCCAAGAACCAGTTAATGAAGACTGGATGTTAGAGAACACTGAGAAGTTCTGTAAAGACCGAGCAGTATATAACGCAATCCTAAACTCAATCTCAATCATTGATGGTCGAGATAAACATAATACCCAAGATGCTATTCCTCATATCTTATCTGATGCTCTTGCCGTGTCTTTTGATAGTCACGTTGGTCACGACTACATTGAAGACCACAATGCACGATTCGACTACTACCATCGTGTCGAGGAGAAGATTTCTTTCGACCTTGACATGTTCAACAAAATCACCAAAGGTGGATTGAGTAAGAAAACTCTGAACATCGCATTGGCTGGTACTGGTGTTGGTAAGTCATTGTTCATGTGTCACGTTGGTGCTTCGGTTTTGTCACAGGGTAGAAATGTGTTATACATAACTATGGAAATGGCAGAAGAGCGAATCGCTGAACGTATTGATGCGAACTTGCTTAATCTGACCATGGACGAATTGAAAGTGATTGACCGAGATATCTTTGAGAATCGTATTAGCAAAATCGCTAACAAGACCAAAGGTAAATTGATCATCAAAGAGTATCCAACCGCAGGTGCACATGCTGGTCATTTCCGTGCCTTGTTGGAAGAATTGAAGATGAAGCGTGAGTTCGTTCCTGATATCATCTTCATCGACTACCTAAACATTTGCGCATCCCAGCGTATGAAGCAAGGTGGCTCAATTAACTCTTATACATATATTAAAGCCATTGCAGAAGAATTAAGAGGTTTGGCAGTTGAATACAACGTACCAATTGTTAGTGCTACTCAAACAACTCGATCTGGATATACAAACTCAGACCCAGGACTTGAAGACACTTCAGAATCTTTTGGTCTCCCTGCGACAGCTGACTTCATGTTCGCACTTGTGAGCAATGAAGAGTTGGAAGGATTGAATCAAATTATTGTCAAACAGCTAAAGAATCGTTATAACGATCCAAGTTATTTCAAGCGTTTCGTAGTTGGTATTGATAGAGCTAAAATGAAACTGTATGATGTTGAGGCATCTGCGCAAGTTGGGATCTCAGACTCTGGTCAGGATATTGATGATGGACCAATGTTTGATAAGACTAGCTTTGGACGCAGACAGAAAGCAGAGTCATTCGAAGGATTTAAGTTTTAAGGAGAATACAAATGAGTATTGATGCAGGAAGAAATGTTAAGGTTGTCGTGCTTGAACAAGCAGAAGTTACTCCACGCCCAGATTTAGTCGGCACTTGGTTGGATGATAGCCACTATCACACACTAGTTGAGTCTGATATGGACTTATACCTACCACCAGCATGTTCAATGGACATGTCAAACAATGATTGCGCCAAAGAGTGTGGCAATTGTGCCAGCGCACTAAACGAAAAGAACATCGTGTTCAAGTTCCGTAAGAACTACTTCAGCGATGAAATGGTTAAGTCTGCGTACGAAGGTTTGCGTGATGCTGCCCAAGAAACTCAGAACCGTGGCACTGCAGCTGGACCACGTGAAGGTTCACTGGGTAATCGTCAATGGGTTACGTCATATGAGTGGGATGTTATTGATGCATTCAAAGATAACAAAGCTAACCTACTAAACGAAGATCCTATCGAAGCTATCAAGGCTAAGTATGCTGACAACAAAGCAGACATTCCTAGCAACCGTGCTCAGGTTTGGTCAATTGAACGTGTTGCCGATGCAGCATTTAAGTTCGATGACTGGGTTGAAGAGACCCGCAAGTTATCTGGTGAAGAACAAGCTGCAGAAGCAGAGTGGGTTGAAGCTGACCTAATCTGTAAGACTACTTACGCAAACTCTGTATTGTCTGGTATCGCTGGTTGGTACGATCGTTACCCACGTATCCCTTATGGTCGTGCTACATCTTACACTGAGCAGAACCCAGAGAAGTTTGCTAAGTCATACCCATACCTTCAGCATCTATCTGAAGCGTTTGAGGAATTGCTACCATGGCGTTATGGTAACCAGAAGCGTGCATCAGAGAAAGTTGATAAGCGTTTCCTAGTTCCAAACACTCCGTTCTCAACTATCACTGTTAACCGTAACTTTAGAACTGCTGCTCACTATGACCCTGCTAATATGGATGATGGATTTGCTAATATCTGTGTGTTTAGCAATTCAGATAATTATCGTGGTGCATACTTGGTCTTCCCTGAAATTGGATATGCTGTCAACATTAGACCTGGAGACCTTCTCTTTGTCAATAACATGGCTGGCTTGCATGGCAATACTGAACTCATCCTTGACGACCCCAACGCAGAACGTATCTCAATCATCGCCTTCTTCCACGAAGGAATGTTGACTCTTGGTTCTTGGGAGTATGAACAAACTCGTAAGGCATTCGTTGAACAATGCCGTCACGATGTAAACCATCCATACTACAAGCCACGTTTCAATGGTGTGTATCCAGGAATGTGGACAGACAAAGCATGGTATGACTTCTGTGAAGCTAAACTTGGTCGTGAAGAACTACTAAAGATGCATCCAGAAGCTGAACAATCATCAATTGAAGGGTTCTTTGCCTAATGTGCGGAGTTATCGGAGTTATCCTGCTTGAACCAACCAAGCAGGACTTTGAAATGGTACAGCGTGTATTCCATGAGTCTAAGATTCGTGGGATGCATGCTACTGGTATATCATATGTCAAAGGTGATGTTATCGTTACGGAGAAGCGACCAGTCCCAGCTGATCAATTCCCATTCAATTTCGCAGAGTATGTGAATGAAGACGGTAATCTTTATATGATTGGTCACTGTCGCTATTCAACTAGCGATCTAGAGTTTAACCAACCTATGCATAGCAATGCGAAAAGTATTGTGCACAATGGGGTTATCACTCAAGAGTTGCCAGAGAATTGGAAAGAGATCTATGGATATGATTGCATCACTAAGAATGATAGCGAGTTAGTCCTACACTCTGAAGACGCATTGCGTGAGTTCTCTCATATGTCAATGGGTGTGGTCGAACTTCACAAAGATAAGAAGGTGCGTTTCTACCGCAATGGTAAGCGACCATTATACTTGTCTTGCATACCTAATGGGTGTATAATTACTTCTACAGCTGATATTGCTAACCGTGCAAATGTGGGTGGTAAACCAGTTGAAGTTCTAATGAATCACTATATTACAATGGATGAGCAACTTGCAATGATGATTGAAAAAGTCGAAGTTGAGGATGCCGTGGATTATCAACATGCTATTCGTTAATTCAACTAGAGTTGAAGAGTTAATCAAAAACAGTCCAGCTGGTAAGAACACCAAGTTCTTATCGGCTGCACATTCATTGTGGTATCGTTTTAAGAACTATGAGAAAGCACCACCAATGGCTTATGAAGACAACGGTGAAATTGTGTGCTTAATTTTTGCGACTTTTAATCGAGATGGATATGCAAACCTCTACGAAATTGTTACTCTGGAAGGAAAGGAAGGCAAGGGCTTTGCGTCGAAGTGTTGGGATGCTTGGATCCGCTATGCCTGCGAAGAGCGTAAAACAAAACGACTCAAAATCTCCTGCACCCCCTCCTCTGTCAGCTGGCACTTACGGAATGGCTTGGTCTTTTGGGCAGTTGACCCCACTGGTTCACTCCGCAGCGACCAGCCACTATACCCTACAAGAGCCGAACAAATCGCCTACCGAGACAACGCAATCGTAAACCCACTTCAAGCCCTACCTCCTTATAAAGCACGTGAGCAATTCCGTGGTGAAGGGCTTGAATCCTATAAGTGGGGTGACAAGAAGAAAGCAAAGTCTCAAGCTGCAATTGATGCAGTGGGTAAAGCATGGCTCCGTGATGCATTGATGGAACAACCATCGTTGGAAGAATTTTTAGTATAATGGATTATCGTTTAAAAGAAAATCGTAGGGAAGCGTTCATTCGC